TCTGGATGGAATTCGTCAACCTTACCTTGCTCATATTTCTTGCCACCTGTGAAGCCTTTTTCTTTTGCAAAATCAAGATGGTTCTGCATACCGCTGAAATCAGTGTCAAGATTCATTCCGTATGGCGGATCAGTGAATACACAATCAGCCTTTACCCCATCCATAAGCCTATCAATGACATTCACATCTGTACTGTCACCGCATATAAGCCTATGGTCACCAAGTCGCCATAGATCGCCAAGTTTGCACCTTGTTTCTACATCTTCTGGTTCATAGTCATCTTCTTCTACTTCTGGTTCTGGCTCTATCTGCTCAATGTCAAAACCGAAGTCAAAACCTTCAAAATCAAGACCCTCAAGTTCTAATTCCAGAGCATCAATATCCCACTCTGCAAGTTCATTTGTCTTGTTATCAAGTAGTCGGTACTTGCGCTTCTGCTCTTCTGTCAGACCTGTCACCACCATCACTTCAGCTTCTTTCTTGCCAAGTGACTTTAGCGCCTTGTGTCTTGTATGACCTGCAAGTATCACCATGTTTTCATCAACAATGATTGGTGCTATGTACTCACATTGTTTGATGCTTTCTTTTACTGCATCCACCGCTTGATCGTTGTGCCTTGGGTTGTTCTCATAAGGCACAATGTCTTTCAGCTTTACTGTCTTAAGTTGTTTTGTCATTTTTGTCCTCGTTTTCCCCCATAGCAAAAGGACAGGCTTTTACACCTGCCCTATGCGAAAGGAGTTAGTAAGTATTGTATAAGGAGAAATTGTCTATGGATGCATAAATTTGATTCTATCCCTTATACTTGATTTCTGTTCTTCTGTTAAGGTCTGCCAGATGATGTCAGCAAGGTCTTGCCTTATTAATACTTTCCATTGTTCTCTATTTCTTCTGTAGATCACAACAGGAAGTTCACCATGTCTGGCATCATCTTCAGCTTGTTTCATCCACTTCTCATCATAGACCTTTTCTTGGTGCTTGACTTCTATGTGGATGCCTTTGACCCCAACAACATCAGCATCACCATTGATTCCGCAATACTGCGCACCTCTTCTTGCATCAAGATGTCCTTGGTTGCGTAGTATCTGCGCTATCTCGAGTTCTGCCCTTTTGCCTTTTTGCTTTGAGTTAATCTTTCCCATTACTTTTGGTACTCCTACCTCATGCCTTTGGCATGATAATAATATAATTTTTTGTGCGTAAAAGTCTGTAAGGTCATGTAAGGTGTTTACATTTCAAACAGCGTTATCTGTTCTACCGCTACATAGTCACAATCCCTTTGTCTTGCTCTATGTATCTTTCCGTCTTTGTCTCTGCTCCACTTGTTCAGAACGTAGTTCCATATGTACCCACGCTTCTGCATACAGGTTTTAGATCCCCACTCACAATCACAGATGCGGTTGCAAGGGTAACGTTTCTGTTCTTTCATACTTAACTCCTTTTATACTTAAACTTAACTCTCTTGGCACTCTAAAATTTTCTTCAGCCTTGATCTGCGTATTTGAATGGATACAACACTTCTTTGCAACAGACAGGACAAGTTTCTGTCTGGCATCGTATGCGCAAGCACTAATTCATCTTCCCAATCTGCATACCGCCCCTTGAATGGGTATATGCTTGTTTGCGCATAGTTGCTTGCCCTTTGCCGGTTTCTGTACTCCCTCGCTTTTGCAGGGTCTTTATATTTCTTTAAACATTTAGGCATTTTGCTCACCTCTGAAAAACCTTATGTCATTCAATGCCTTGCCGTGCAACTCACCACGCACATACTCTTCTGTGTAGCTTATATCATCTGCTATGTCTTTCCATTCTTTGTCTTGGATGTATCTTTCAAAGAGTAGTTGTCTGTGGTTCGGATCTGTTACCTTGTCTATTGTTTCCAGAACCTCTGCCATGATTTCTTCTGCTACCTGCTTCTTGCTTCTCTTGGTTTGAAGTTTGTCTGCCATGATTGCATGAAGTTTTGTCTGCCGGTCTTGCACGGTTCCTTTAGGCATCCCATCATTGTTTGAGGTTGCTGATGTAAGCTGTGTCCACAGTTCTTCTATTTCGACATCAAGACATCTAACCTCTTCCATCATCTTTTGATATTGTTTCAGATATTCCTTTGTTGTCATCTGTAAAACCATCCCAAGTTACATCACCATCTTGTTCTATGTTTGCCTTATAGCAACGGTCACAATCTTGTGGGCAATACTCGCCATCACACTTCCATGCTTCATATGCCCATTTACTCACAGCCATCTAATCACTCTCCTTTATCAGCATCAGCAATGCTATTATCAGCACCAATCCCATCAGTTCCATGTTTTACTATCCACTCCAGAATGTGTCCTATTGCTACCGCTATCCAATAAATGTATCTGTCTTGCCAGATGTCTTGCCTGTGGACTAATCGTTCTGCAATTATGTCCATTCGTTCTTTATCTGCTTGGTATTTGTTTCTCATAATCATTTGGGGAGATATACCGCTCCCCGTCGGTTTCCTCTACTGTATTCCAATCACACCGACAAATCCCGCGAGTCAAACCATCCTTTCTTCTTCAGCCGGTGTGTATTGACATGGTAATTCCGTTTTTCTTTCAGACAGTGGTATGACCCTGCCAAATATATGCAGGACAATTTCCGATCTAATCATTACTGTCTTTTCATCTTCTGACAGCATCCACCACATTAAGTGCTTAATCTTCATCTGGCTTGCTCCATCCGCAATCCGTTTGTGGTTCTTCCTCATGCAGTAGCTTCTGTATCTCGCTCTGCTTGACCTTGTATGCATCTCTGTCTATATCAAGCACATACACATCTGCTACCCATTTATCAGCATTAAAAATGTCTACGATGTAATCTGTGTTCAGCAGACATTTTTCGTTGTTGTACGTTGCTTTTATAAACATCACTCATTCCTTTCCATTGGAGCAAATGCCACTTCATCTGTCAGTTTGTACTCTGCTCCGTCATACAACATATCTGTTTCAATTGGCTTGCACCCCATCATCATAAACTTCTCATCACGGAACACATAGTTGATGAACATAAGATGCGTTTTGCTTGGGCAATCTATCGTTATCTTCATTCGCTACTCCTTTCTGTTTGCCAAACGCAATGGTCACAATCGTGAGTACAAATGCTCTGTGCTTGCACATATCTTCCTTGCTGACTTCATATTCTGTTATGATGCCAAGCCTTTTAAATATGCGGATGAATATGTTTTCACGCTCGGTCATTCGCTACTCCTTTCCGCTTGCCACTCATCAAATTCGGCTTGCATATCCTCATCCCATAACTCGATGTGACCGAACATACTTATGAGTGGTAACTCTTTAGGATGTCGCTCAAGCATAAATTCGACTACGATATTTGGCAACTTAACACCTATCATTCGCTACTCCTTTCTCAAATCTCAATTTGAGTTTTCAGTTAATCATTTGAGTTGTTCGGTTTTTCCGAATCTCTGACTATCACCTCTCCAATCTTCCAAACCTTTTCATCATCATCATAGTATTTGATCTGCTTGGTTTTGATTGACGATAACTCATTCGCTTGTATTGCCTCTTCAATGGTACACTTTGCATCTATATCGTTATCTGAACATCCAAACAAGTTCAACACATCATCTATGTCATAGTACATACTCATCGTCTGCTCCTTTCACATACCGCATGACTTCTTCCGCTGTCAGATACCCTGTCGGTTCTTCGCTAAAGTTGTACGCTTCAAGAAGTCCTCTGTCTGTGTCGGTACATGGGTCATATCCACCATAAGTGCCATACCCATGTATTACTGACCACCTCTGCCCTTTGTAGCGGAAATGCGTTCTGTATATCGGATATACGCCATCATCTGATTTATCTTCCCATTTGATATGTTCCGCATCGAGCATCGCTCGGAGTCTTTGCATTTCCTCACTCATCTTCTTCTCCTTCCCACGGCTTCGGTAATGGCATCCATGCAACTATAGTTCCGTCTTTCCACCAATGAGCATCGGGGCCTTTTTCTGAATAATGCCAAAGAACACATACTCTTTTGTCATGCATCCACCACTTTGGAATATTGCCCCATGTTATCAGTACGCTATCATTTTCATCGGGCAGTCGCTCGCCACAAGGTATCCACTCTTGCGGTCTGTCTGCGGATGGTACTGCTTCAATAATTTTCTCAAACGCTTCTATATCATTTGGTTTACAGCCGTACCACTCAATCACTGCGTCTATAGCATCACTCCGTCTTATCAAATCTTCCATATCTCACCTCTTCGCTCTTCTCCATTAACACGCAAGCCGTTACAAGTCCGACTGACAGCAGGGCAAGCGG